TGTTGTTGCTGTTGTTGCTGATACTGCTGTTGTAGCTACATTTGCCGAATTTGCTGTTGTAGCAGTTGTGGCAGTAGCTGCTAATGTTGCAAAAGATGAACTAACAGCATTTAAAACATATGAAGCTGTTGTTGCAGTAGTGGCAGTAGTGGCAGTAGCAGCTAATATAGCAAAAGAAGCTGTATTAGCCAAAGAAGCAGTTGCGGCATATGAAGCACTCACTACTGTACCTAATAATAAGGAGGCAGTAGCAGCATATGAAGAAGAAACAGCAATTGTTGCTATTGAGGCTGAATTTGCAATAGTAGCTAAATCTGCTAAAGCTGAATTCAGGGCATATGATGCTGTTAAAGCTCCAACTGCATGACTTGATGTTACAGCATATGAGGCACTTACTACACTTAGAGCTAAACTTGCTGTGGTTGAATTTACAGCATAAGAGGCTGAAGTTGAGGTAAGAGCATAAGATGAGGAAATAGTAAAGGAGGCTGTTTGAGCATTCTCAACATATGAGGCAGTCAAAGCGTATGAAGCAGATAGGGCCTGTTGTATAAATGAGGCTGTTAGAGCGTAAGAGGCTGTTAAAGCTTGATTAGCGTAAGAGGAGGTACCTTGTAATGAACCTGTTAAACCTCCTGAATTCATTGATAATGAACCTGTGATAGTTAAACTACCACTTATAGTTATGTCATATGCCTCGGCTCCTGTTAATGCATCTATTGATTGTGATACGTGTGCTGCCTCAATTGTTGAAGAACTGTTTATACCACTATTTGATAATATTAAAGCCATTTACTATTTTATTATATGTATGTTAAAAATTAGGAAGAGTACTATCAGGACCAATTTGGGTTTCAAAATTAAATACTACTTTAGTTTTGTCTGAAAATTTATTTTGGGCCGATAGTTCTTTATTTGTAGTGTCAGGGATTATATATCCATATAGTTTTAAGGTGAAATTAGTTTTAACTACTCTTTGTTCTCCTTGTGGTAATTCTGTTGTATTAGTAAATGAATCTATTCGGGCTTGGAATTTAAATTGTTCAGGTTTTCCCCAATATGAGTCAGAGGCATAATTTATGGCCTCTACTACTTTATTCATCTGTTCAACATAATAAGTTGATATTATACATTCATATGTTAAAGTAACATAATCAGGCATAACTACAGCATAATATTGTTTTTCTGGTTTTCGGTTATTTAAGATATTAAATTTATCATAAGCATTTTTAGGTGAGTATGTTTTAGAAAATATCTTATAGTTGTTAGGATTATTAGCGTCAAGTTTATTGGCTATAGAGCGATTTTTATCTATACTAGTGCGTTTAAAGACAATTAAAGGCATCATAATTTTTCCTTTTTTATCTCTATAGAATCCATCTTTTTGGACTGATTTCCATCTTTCAGGAGAACCATAAACTATAGGTACAGGAATTCTTGTACCATTTTGTATTACAGTAGGACGAATAATATTTTCAAAATAATATATAAGAGCTCCATCAATATCTTCTAGGCCAACATTGAATGGTTTTGTAGTATCATCTCTAAATGACAGTTCTTCCGCTCTACTAGTTGGATTTATAGCATTAGGATTACCTCTTGTTGTATCATACGGTTGTTGTTGAGATATGCTTATCTCCCGCTGAGTTTTAGGTGTTGGTATCTTTCCTTGTTTAGCCATTGTATCTTTCTTTAGTTATACCTACACGGTCTGCGGGTATTTGGTGAGTTGAGCATATTATGGAAACATTTGTACCAAAGTTTGCTAATCCTGGATTTAATGGGTTTGTTTCATTTGGGTGATCTGGATCTTTACCTACAAAAAGTTGGTTATCCATTACACTATGAACTTCAAAGTATAGTTCTTCATATAAGAATATATCTCCTACCTCTAACACTAAATTAGCATCTACCAAATCATCTCTAAAGAATCTAAAATTGACTTGACGAGTATAATCTGGTCCCATTTCTGTTTCAGTGTATGTAGGATCAGGTCTTTCAATTAAACAGTTAACTAGGATTGGTCCCTCATAGTATTTTTCTTCAGCGGCCTCCCCATAAATATTTATATTAGTTTCTTCTAGACGAAATTTATAGACAGCGCATTGTTGAGTAATAATATCCCCTAACAACTCACGGTTGATTTTTCTAAACATTGAAATATCACGGGATGAACCAAATAATGCCATGTGGTTTTATTATACGTATGTATTACTTACTCAGAGGGAAGATTTTCTGCACCATTATAACATGTGACTGGTTAGTTATATTATATCCGTATATAAAATTTAGATGTTGTTTAAGTTGAATTCCTACATGAGGCATGACTGTAAAATCTCCTAATGGAGAGGCTCCAAATCCTCCACCCAATATTATACCAAGAGGTTGTTTATATTGAATTTTAGTTACAGTATTAGTGATGGTAGTAAACACTGAGTCAGTCCTGAATATATATTTAGGAAATTTTGGGGTGTAATTTAGTTCTGTTGATAGTAACTCTCCTTTAACCACTGCTGATAAAGTACCTTCTATGAGTGTATCATTATATTCTTGAGTAAAATAGGCTGTATCACAAGGTTGGGTAGGTAATGGTTTTGTAGTGTCAATTTTTATAGTTCCACCCCTAGTGTTAGTTGCTGTTCTCTCAAAAGTAACAGTGTCTATACGCGTTTTAGTTATGGTTACAGTGTCTGCTGTAACTGTACAGGGATCTGTTGAATTACAACCTTTAAATGAGGTTCCTATAAATATACCTAGTATAAGTGCTAATAGTAAGGAAATAGTTATGTGTGTGTTTTTCATTTAATCATTATAGTTTTTATATATTTCTAAAATATTTGGAACAATAGGATGTCTGTGGTTTTGTTTTAAAGTAAATATTCTGAAGCCTTTAACATTTGCCTCAACTGTACTTAAAAATCCAAATCCAGATTCCTTTTTACTTTTTAAATCAATTTGTGATACATCACCACAAATTACCATTTTTGAGTTCATACCTAGGCGACCAATAACCATTTCCATTTGAGTATGTGTTACGTTTTGGGCTTCATCTACTATAACAAATGTATCAACTAAGGTACGGCCTCGCATAAAGGCAAAGGGTAATATTTCAATGATACCTTCCTCTAATAATTTATTTATTTTTTCTTTATTATATAACATGTAAAGATTAGCATAAATTGGGGCTAGCCATGGATCAAGTTTATCTTTCATGTTTCCTGGTAGAAATCCAATTTCCTCTTTAGCCACTGTTGGTCTTGTAATCACAATTTTTTCAATATCTCGTTTAAATAACATATCTAGAGCTACCTGACAGGCTACTAATGTTTTACCTGAACCAGCCTGACCTCTTAGTACTGTAATTGGGTTATCCAAAATGATATCTTTGGATTGTTTTTGTTCATCATTTAGTTGAATGTTAAACTTAATTGGGCCTTTTGGTTTGCGTTTGGGGGTTGGGTTTGATGTAACTTCCATTGTTTTATTATATATATGGTATTAGATAATATGAAAAAAGAAAGAGCCACTTTTGGTGGCTCTTCTTTGAAAAGAATTTCAAATGGTTTCTTTACATTAGATAGTGTTAAGACCACTAACATAAATTTTACCATAGAATTCAGGACGTACCATTTTCTTGGCATATCTAGTCAACAGACCTTTTCTTGGAACGAAAGTATCTGGGTCATATACCAATGGAGTCATGATCAATGGGATGTATGGGGCAAATACAGCACCTGCTTCTAGGAACTGACCACCTCTGTAACCCATTAAGATCACATTCTCAGTCATATATGGGTTCTTGTAAACATCATAGCGATTGTTTAACTGACCAGCATTCTGGATACCAAATGCATATTTGGCTTTAGCAGCATCACCGTCAGAAGTAGAAGCAAATCCTGGGATTGATTCTAAAACAGTAGCTACGCTTGGAGACAAGATCATGAAATTAGCACCTCCACGTAGAGTTTTCTGGTGGATTGTGTTGCTTAATTTCTGCATTTTAGTTCCTAAAGTTTGGAACCACTGACCTTGTGAGTTAAAGAAACCTAGGTTAGAATTAGTATAACCAGTACCATCTAGAGCTTTATTGTTTTCAGCGCTCCAGTATTCAGTACCAGCAGCAGCTGAGTCAATCAACATGTCTAGGATTTCAAGGTCAATCTCAAGAGAGATGTACTCACTCATAACAGAGGTAAGTTCAGCTTCAGCATCTAGAGCGTGGTAAGCGTTCAAGTCTTGAGCAAACTCAGGAGTCCAAACAGCTTTCAGTTTTCTAGTTTTAGCTACAATAGCACTTGATTGCAACTTAACGTTGATTTCAGGAATGTTGATTGTAGTGTTATTTGAGTTAAGATCAGTGTTACCTTGTTCAAAGTCACCTCTCTTGTTGTCTACTGGTTGTAGAGTAAAGAATACAGTTGCTACGTTAGCAGCTGAACCTGAACCTAAACCACTAAGAGCTACAAATTCTAAATTACCACCATCAATTTTAGTGAATGCAGGTAAAATATCAGCAGAAGTGATAGTAGCATTACCTGAACCTGAGATATAGAAACCACGAATAGCTTCAGTATCATAATTGGCTCCTAAAGAGGAAGTAGGAATAGAATATACTGAGTAGTTAGTGAATGAAGCTGAATAAGCTCCGTCTGCATTAAAATCAGTAAACCAGTTAGCAGATGCAGTAGCATTGATAGCAGTTACTGAAGAGGTGTTGTTGATTGAGTAACCAAAACGACCTGCTCCGTATAAACCACCAGTGTTGGTGTTACCAAATGGAGTGTTACCACCTTGGTCACCATACATTGAAGAACCAGCACTAAATGGAGTTTTGTTAGTACCGTACTGGAAGTCAAGGTAGAATACTAGACCAGAAGGTAAGTTCATAGGTTGTACAGAGACAAATTCTTTAGAAGAAATTTGACCGAACACCTTTCTTACCAATGGTAGAGCTACACCAGCCCAT